TACATATTTCAATCGGTTTGGCTATTGTATAAATATCGGAAAACCTATATATTTAATAAAAAGTATCGGAGATTTTGCATGAATCAATGGCAAAAGATGATCTCTGAGTTAAGGGAAAAAGGTCTCACTCAGACATATATCGCCACAGAAATAGGCTGTTCACAAAATTACGTCAGTGATTTAGAGCGTGGCTTATGTGGAAAACGCCTTTCATATGAACTAGGAAAAAAACTAGAGATCTTATGGAAGGAAAATTGTTCAACACAATTAACCGCTTAGGAACAACCATGAGCAAAGTATCAGCCGATTTAACTGCAAGAGCGAGAAATGAATTGACTCGGGTATTGCAAGCGCTTTCCTCAAGTAATCAAGGACAGCTTGCAGAACAAATAGGCTTAGACCCTAGCACATTATCTCGAATGAAAAATGATAAGAAATCCAATGGATTGACAGAGATTGAAAACTGTTTAGCTCTTTTGGATGTTCTTGGATTCAAAACAGTGCCTAAGAAATATCGAATGATTAGCGAAGAAAAGCTTAATGCTCTTTTCGTGATGTCAAAGGCATGGATGGAAAGCAAGCAATCAATTGACGATCTCTTTCAAGATGACATTGAAGATTTTGGAATGAGTTTTGAGCTTGGTTACAAAGAAAAAGCCTGATTTCGTGGATCAGGCTTCAGTGTTCAAGAGGTGAATATGAACCATCAAATATTAGCAGACATTGAGCTAAATCGAAAGATTAGTTTGTTTCAGAAAGCGGTTGAGGCTTACACACTTGATCGGACACTCGAAAATTCAGTTGCTTTGGCAAAAGCTAAGGCTGAGCTGGCTAGTTATGCGTGGGGTGTTTGATGAACGTTGGTTTTGACTTAGATAAAATCCTAAAGCAGGCGACACCAGTGGAAGACAAATACACTAGAACGCCAAATTACTTGGTGGACAAAGGCTATGTGTCTGAGATGACTGGTAGCGCTTTGAAATGCTACGTTGTGATCAATCGTTTCACAGATGGTTTCTCGCGTACTAACTGGTCAATCACATCTAATTTTTTGCAAGATAAGACAGGAATCAAGAAACTTAAAACTTTAACGGATGCAGTACGTCAGTTAGAGCAATTAGGTTTAATTTTGGTTGTTCGTTCTACTGGTGAAACTAATAAATTTTCAATAATTCATCCTGAGTTTGAACTACCTACCAAAATGGATGGTAGTGCCGATAATGGTATGGATACCACCCCCGAAAATGGTGCGGGGAGTACCCACCAAAATGGAGGGGAGACTACCCCCGAAAATGGCGCTACTAAGAAAGAAACAAATAAGAAAGAAAATATTAAGAAAGATATATGTGAGATTTTTGAGTTTTGGAAAACCACATTCAGCAAAAATGAAAAAACGATTCTATCTGACAAACGAGCTAGAAAAATTCAGTCTCGTCTCGTTGATGGTTACCTTGTTGAAGACATCAAACATGCAATCTTGAATTGCTCTAAATCTGATTACCATGTTCAAGGTGGATATACAGATATCGAACTGATTTGCCGTGAACCTGAAAAACTAGATCGTTTTATCAACATGTTCCCCAAAGCAGGCTCAACCCTAGTTCCCGAACTACCAGGTAACTACGAAGCTGACATGGGGGATTGGTAATGAGTCATATCCACAATATTCCGATGGAACAAGCTGTTTTGACAGCATTGATGACTGTTGCTAACTCGTTTGATGTAGTGAGCAATGATCTTGATGTGGACTGCTTCTTTCCTGAAAGACATAAGCAAATCTTCACAGCAATTGCGGAACTGGCGAATGACAACAAGCCTTATGATTTCGTAATGGTTGAGCAGCAACTCAAACAGAAAAACGTAATTCATTTGATGGGTGGTTCTGAATACCTATTGCAAATGAGTAGTGAAGCGCCTTCGAGTTTTTATAATCTTGAGTCATACACTGCTGAACTAAACAAATTCAAAGCTCATCGTGAAGTTGAAAAGATGGGTGAAAGTATTGCTCAACTCTCACAGGACCTAACCATTCCTGATATTCACATTGCAGCCGAAGCAATTCTTGATGGTAAGAAAACTGGAACTGATGCGGAAAAATCTAGCTTCACTTTTGAGGAAGCAATCAAGCGCTCAGTAGATCGATTAATTGAGAAAGCGGAAGCTAAAAACAACAAGCAATACGCAGGAGTGAAATTCAATCTAGCTCACTTGGATAACCTAGTTGGATTGATTCAGAAAGGTCATTTTTGCGTGATCGGTGGTAGACCTGGCTCAGGTAAATCAACACTGGCGCAAATGGTCGCTATTCAGACTGCTATTCAGTACAGAGAAGCTGTTTTGGTTGTTTCGGCGGAAATGGATGTTGAGACATTCACAAATCGTTGTGTATCAGCTTTAACGCATATTCCTTATGACAATATTCATAATGCTCAATTGTTTGATGGCATGTTGCAGCAGTTTGCAGAAGCTCAAAGTCGCTTTGAGAAATTACCTATTCACATTGAAGACAAGCAAAAACCAACGATAGCGGAAATCCACTCATACGCCCGTAAAGCAAAGCGCAAATACAAGCAGCTTGGTTGCATCATCATTGATTACTTGCAGCTTGTGCGAGATCCAAGCAAGAAAGATCGCTATCAAGAAGTCAGCTCAATCAGCCGTGATCTAAAGGCACTGGCTAAAGAGTTCAATTGCCCAGTGATTGCATTAGCTCAGTTAAACCGTGAATCAGAGAAAGGTAAACGCCCTAAAGCTTCTGATCTCAAAGAATCAGGTCAGATTGAACAAGATGCTGATCAAATCATTTTAGCTCATCCAATTCTTAACTCGGAAGATGAGTTGCCTAGCGGTTTTACAGAAATCATCGTTGCTAAAAATCGACATGGCAAACGTGGCGTAGTTCGAGTTATGGATCGTTTAGATATTTGTCGCTTTGTGGGTATTAGCGAGGAAGTGGGAGGTGGGGCGTGAAACATAAACTTATGTTGGGCGATTGCCTCGAGCGTATGAAGGAAATTGAAACGGGTACCGTGGATATGATTCTTTGTGATTTGCCTTACGGTACCACCTGCTGCAGTTGGGATGCGGTTATTCCATTCGAGCCACTTTGGGAGCAATACGAACGAGTAATCAAAGAGAATGGTGCAATTGTTTTATTTGCAGCTCAGCCATTCACAGCAGTACTTGCAACATCAAATCTAAAGCTATTTCGATATGAGTGGATATGGGAGAAACCTGCAGCTACTGGATTCTTTAATGCACATTTCCAGCCGTTACGTGCTCATGAAAACATCCTCGTGTTTTACAAGGCTAAACCAACATTCAATCCGATAAAAACGTTTGGACATGAACGCAAGACAGCGAAGCGTAAAGACATTGGGTCAGAGCACTACGGAAAACAGGTAAACATTAAATCTTATGACTCAACAGAGCGGTACCCGCGTTCAGTTCAATTATTCAGTAGTGATAAGCAGAAATCGAACTTTCATCCAACTCAAAAGCCAGTTGCTCTTTGTGAGTACTTGATTCGTACATACACAAATGAAGGTGAAACAGTACTCGATAACACAATGGGAAGCGGTACCACTGGTGTTGCTTGTGTAAACACAGGTCGTTCATTCATTGGGATTGAGCAAGAGCAGAAGTACTTTGATATAGCGAAAGAACGTATTGCTCAGGCAGGTACCGAGAAAGAAATGCAGCCTGATCTATTTGGAGAAGCGGTATGAAACATCTTCTAGATAATCAAACTGTGGATTGGGTTGGGCCAATTATTAATACGGGTTCAATTGTAGCTCTGAATCAAGAAATTGCTGTTGGAAGAACATTCAATATTTTGTATTTCGCAGTGAACCAATCAAAACCATTTCAACCGAGAGACGTATCAAACCTTGTTGATGAAGTTAGTTGTTCATCAATTACAAGATATTTAAACACTTTAGTAAAGCTAGGCATGTTGGAAAAAGTCACTCCGCATAAATACCAACGAACCGCTTTAGCAAAACGAATGATGAATGTTGGAGATAGCGATGAATAATCAAGAATTAATCCAATGCGTAGAAAGACAAAAAGCTTTAAGCAATCAAAGCGGAATTATCGAGAACAAGAAAGCTGTTAGTGAATTACTTCAAAAGCAAGTCGATGAATGGTTAGCAAAAGGCGGAAAGATTGCTGATTTAGATGCTCATGAGCGATTTCAAGAAGCAACGTTCAGTGGGAACACGCAACAACAAACCAAGCGTGTTAGAGCGTCAGGAGTGGCGCGCAGAGCAGCACAGAAGAAAGGTGAAATCTTTTATCACGGTCTTGAATGCGCAATTTGCAAAGAGACGTTGCGCTACGTTCAGAACATGAATTGTGTTGCTTGTAATCGTAAACGTGCACAACAACGTGGGAAAGGAAAAGTGCAGCGTGTTGTTGGAGAAATGGCATGAACTTCAAACTAATGATGACTTTGAGAAGTAAATACAATCAAGGGCTTAGAACTAAAGAAACACTCGAAGCAAACCGTTTGTATTTGAAATTGCGTAAGTGCGGATTGTTAGAAGTTGCTAAGGCTGACATTACAAATCGTGACAAGGAGCAAAGCCAATGAATGCGAAACCTCTAAACGTTCTAGTTGCATGTGAATACTCGGGGCGAGTCAGAGAAGCCTTTGCAGCTTTGGGGCATAACGCTATGTCTTGTGACTTGCTACCTACAGAAGTGCCAGGTAATCACTACCAGGGCGATGTACGTGATGTGTTGTATGAGAACTGGGATTTGATGATTGCACATCCTGAGTGCACGTATTTAACAAATGCTGGTGTTTGTCACTTGCATAAAGATCCTAGCCGTTGGCCTAAGCTTTTCGATGGTGCTGCATTCTTTAAATTACTACTTGAAGCAAAGCACATTCCAATGCGAGCAATTGAAAATCCAATTATGCATAAGTATGCAAAAACCTTAATTGGTGGTGTGAATCAAAGCCAGGTTATACAGCCATACATGTTTGGGCATATGGAGCAGAAAGCTACGTGTCTATGGCTTGAGGGATTAAACCTGTTAGAGCCAACAAACGACGTCAAAGAAGAAATGATGCAGTTGCCAAAGAATCAACGTGAACGTCTGCATTACTTACCACCTAGTCCAGACCGCTGGAAAGAGCGCTCAAGAACATACCCTGGTGTCGCTGATGCGATGGCTATGCAGTGGGGTGGTGATGTACGACATTTAAATTTGAGGGAAGCAGTATGAACGCGATCCAATTCATAAAAGAACACGGTGTTGAGAAGGCGAGGGAAGTTGTTGATGGTGCGCCTGATAAAACCGCAACGCATTACGTGTTTAGAAAGATTCCAAACTACTACTCGGTTGATTTTCAGTCTTGGCACAACGATGGTGAATGGTGGGATAGTGACTGTCAAACTGAGCAAGATTTAATTGATAGCTATGGGCATGACTTTGTTGTCAATCTTTCCGACCTCAAGCGGATTGTTGAGAGCTTGGATTTATTAAAAAGCAATGGCGGCTATGAGGAAGCAAAAGATACGTTTGATTTCGCAATTAAACACGGGATGAATGATCTAACAGAATTTGGGAGTCGCTTAAAACAAGCCATCGCAGACTACGAAGCAATTGGAGGTGAACATGTTTAAGGTTGGACAAGATGTGGTTTTAAAGAATAGCAGTCAAACCAAGGTTATGAAGATTCAAGCCTACAACGACGAATTTATTAGAGCTTATTGGAGCAAAAAAGAATACTCGTTTGCGCATGAGTCAAACTTTAGACACGCAACAGAACAAGAAATCGCAGCAGGGCATCGTATTGATACAAATACAGGCGTAACAGTTATAACACCAAGCGGAACTAGCAGAGTTAAAGGCGGGCTGACTGCATTTGTTGACATGGGCGACGACTCGCACATTGAGAATCATATCTCTAAGAATTGCAAGGTGATTGATTATGAGTGAACTACAAGATTTATATGAATCTATTAATCCAATTCCAGAAAATTTGAGTCGTTGCGGTGATGGTTACTGTCAGCATGTTTATATGCTAATTGATCCTTATGCGTCAGGTTACAAGGCTAGATTTGAAGGATTTAAGCAGGGATTGCAACACCAACAATCCAAAGTGGATGAGCTGCAAAGACAAACTATTGATCAAGGTCAGCGATTCAATGAACAATCTCAACGTATAAAAGATTTAGAGCACAAGAATGAAGAGCTGCAAAATCGGGTGGATGCGGCAATTTATCTTCTAACAAGCATCAAAGCCGAAAATGATTTATGGGGCTGTGATCAAGTAGAACGTCAAATTGAATTGTTAGAGCAAGCGCTCAAGGGGGAGCAACCATGAATTTTGATAACGAAATGATTAAGGGTATTTCTCAGAGTGATTTTGAAAAAGCCTTTGCAAAGCAGATGATGAAAGATCGAGTTTCTGATCAGATGCAAAAAGATATGGAAGCTCTTCAAAAACTTAACAGTGGCAATTATGTGATTGTGCCAAAAGAGCCAACTCAAAGAATGCTAAACGCTGGTCATGTCGCAATGAATCCTATCAAAGGGTCAGACGTCCATTCAGGGACTAATCAGAAGCGTCGTGAGTGCTACAAGGCAATGTTAAGGGCTTATCAGGAGTACGGTGACCAATGACCACATTTAAAGAGGCTCAAAGAGTCAGATCAAAACCTGTGGCTAGGTCAAACGTTCCTCATAAGCCACGTAAATCGATTAGCAAAGGTGAAGCTCTCTTAGAGAATCACCTCAATGCTTTAAAGATTCCATTTACTAAGGAGTTTCGTTTTCATCCTGACCGTAAGTGGCAAGCAGATTTCAGAATTGATGACATGCCTATCTTGGTTGAAGTGGAAGGCGGTGTTTTTAGCAACGGCAGACACACAAGAGGTGAAGGTTATACAAAAGACTGTGAGAAGTATTCAGCAGCAGCGGTGAATGGTTGGTTTGTGATTCGCGGTACTACAGCACAGATCAAAGCAGGACTAGTAATCAAGTGGATTGAAGATTTAATTGAACGGTTGAGAGGTGGGTGATGCGAAAAATATTGCTTGGAGTAGCACTGTTGAATCATGGACAAGCGATGTCGCATGGTTCACCAATTAGAGATGTATCAACAGAGGATTTCGTTAGCATCCTTAACAAAAAATATAGACACAAAGACGAATGGTCAGACCTACACCCTAATGATGATTGGCGTGGTCGTGGCAATAGAAAAAAGAAATTTAAATAATTGAGGTGACGGTATGAATGCAAAAACAGTAGCAGCAGAGTGGATTCATGTAGAAGACAACCCGCCAAATAAAAGAGTTATGTGCTTGTGTGAAGATGGGAAAATTAGATTTGGCAATCCAGTTTGTGGTGATGGTTACTTCTATTTAGACACTAAAGTTGGATATGAAGTAGTGGAGTTTTGGCAGGAACTACCAAATCTGAAAGAAGTTCAAAACCAATATTGGGCTAAATAAGGAGAACGGTATGAATGCAGCGGTGAACCACATTATGCAGAATGTAGACTGGACTCGTTTTAGTCTTGAGGAATGGCTTTATCAGTTTGGCGCTTGGATGCGCTCAAACTCTGGAACTTGTGGTAAGAGCATAAATCCAATTGCTATTGCGATGGATATTGCTGCAAAGAAAGTGAAACAGAAAAAACTATCAATCTTGACAGAAAAGGAAATAATTGCTGGGTATTTTTGTGGGGAAATAGAGCCAAATATTAGCTTAAAACGATCTCATATTGTTTGTCGAATCACAGACAATGAGGCAAGAGCTGTGCAGCGATTGATCTTAGACATGCAAGGGGAGTCGCATATATTGGATGAGTGGATGGATGCCTTAATTAAGCGGTATTTCTATAACAATTCATGGTCTGAAATGGTTGTAACTCAGATGAATCCAGTTGGCGATCAAATTGTTATTTACTCACAAAATGACGCAAGAGCTGATGTTAAGTGTGGTTTGGCTGCTTTACATAGTCGATATAGCTTTATCCCATATAAGTAACTTGACCCTGTACAAGGCGGATGTTATATTCGTGTTAGAGTGGCGTAAGTTGTATGTAGGTCACTAAGTATTTAAAAGCTCATCGAAAGGTGGGCTTTTTTGTTGTCTGTAAAATGACAATCTATCCTACTGGAGTGCCGACCAGTGGAACATGCCTTTGAGTAAAACTGCTTTATGCAGCCTAAACTAGGGAGTGGCGTCCCGACCTAAAGAGGATTGAAAGCAAGTAAAACAGACCGTGCATGTTAGGTATGTGTGATTGTGAGTAGCGGTAGATCAGTTGCCGAGCTGATCAATGTCGTAATCTAAGGCAAGGGTGCGGCAGTTTGCCACGCCCTTTTTAATTTAGAGAAGTGAATAAGCGAGTGCATAGGTCTATATCTCTCCGAGTGCATAGCTATGTTGTTAGTGTTTGGCGCAACTGTTCACTTCATCTAAGTTAATAACTAGAAAGGTTCAGCCATGGACGAAGAAGAACTCAAGCAAATTGAAGAAGATTGTCAGCGGTTTAGAAACACGGTTAGCACAGTATTGTATTTAGTGCCGATGCTCTTTATGGCGTATGTGGTTTGGCGGAATTGGTGACTCTATGAAAGATTACGAGACGCAAAAAACTGATTGATCAGTACATTAAAGAGATTGAGAAGTGGCAAAACTTGTCTCGGTCTTTGATGACTATGAGTGAAATGCTGATGGTTGATAATAAGATCATCTTATTCAAAGAGCGAATCAAAAACCTAAGATCTGTATCTCATGCGTGATGTTAAGCGACTAGCAGCGATTAGAAAGCTGCCGTGTGTGAAATGTGGTGCAGTACCAAGTCAGGCGGCTCACAGTAATTTCGGCGAACATGGAAAGTGCAAATCGAGAAAAGCAGATGATAAATACACAATTCCGTTGTGCCATTCTTGCCATCGTTGGTTTGATGGGTATTTTCAATTGACTCGTGAACAATCAAAAGAATGGTTCGACAAGATGCTAGAAAAGACTGAAAGGATGTTGAAGTTGAATAATGATGAGGTTTTCTAATGAAACAAACAATCGAATTTACTCATTACGGTTATTTTGGCATTTGTCCAGTAATGTTTGCTAATTTGGAAAGTGGAGAGCCACATGTTGAGCCTCGTTTTAAACTTGGCTGGCTCATGGATATCAGTGAGAACCTAATTAACTTGTATTTTAAATTCCGCATACATCAGAATCCAGACTATGAACCAATGTTCCCATTGTTAGTCAAAGGTGAGTTTAAGACGCCAAAATTTTTGGAGTTTGAATTAGATGAATAGAGGTGAGCATGAAAACAGTAGTGTTCACAATCAAAGATCACTCGGACATTGGTAAAACGATTAACTATCTGCATAACAATTACACTCAAGCTAATTTTGAGGGTAAGCCGCTTGTTGTTGAGATTAGGCCATTTGATGGTGATAGATCAAAGGCGCAAAATAGGCTTTATTGGAAGTTCTTATCTCAGTGGTCGAAACACCAAGGCACAGATAAAGACTCGGAACATTTATTCTTTAAGAAGAAGTTTCTTGCGCGAATATATGATCGTGATGATGTAGGTCAATACAAAGCAACTTTTGCAGCAGTTAGAAAACTCAAAGAAGAGCAGCACTCAATGTATCAGCAAGTCGCTGATGGATTGAATGAACTGATTAGCACAACAGATGCATCGATTGCTCAATTCACTGAATACTTAAACGACATACATGCATTTTGCTTGAAACAAGGGTGCTACTTGGAAACCCCTGATGATTTGATGTATGCGATAGATAATTAAAAGGTGGGAGTTATGAAAAGACCTTATCCGCCTGAACAAGATAGTCCTTATGCAGATGATGAAGACCTAATTGATAGTGGTGGTCTACTTCATTTTGAGCCTGCTAATAATGATTTATGGCCTTGGATAGAAGGGACCTTCTTGTGTGAGTGGGGTAAACTTCACAATCCAGACCATGAGCACCTTTTAAGCTTTCAACCTCCTGAAATTCCATTCTTATGGGCATATGCTAAATGTGAGGCAAAAGATAAACGAGTATTTGGTCAAACTGAGAAAGTGATGATTAATGTAGGAGGGTGGCGTAAACAGCGTCAGGAACTGCAATTGATTAATTGGTTTGGCGATGTTCCAAAATACATAATTACTCTAGATGCTCATGTATGTCAGGTCATGAGTGATGCAGACTTTTGCGCTTTGGTTGAACATGAGCTATATCACATCGGACATAAGAAGAATAAAGATTCTGGTGAGTTTGAATATACATCTGTAGGTGAACCTAGGTTGTATTTACGTGGGCATGATGTCGAAGAGTTCCATGGTGTAGTTCAGCGTTATGGCGCATCAGAAGAAGTTCAGAAAATGGTTAATCTTGCGAATGAAGGTCCAACTATATCTAGAGCCAACATTGCTCATGCATGTGGTACATGTTTATTAAAACTTGCGTAGGAGAAGTCTTTACGTAGCTATACAAAGAGGTGGTTATGGCAAAACTCACTGAACCTATGAAAATCTTTATAGTTCAAAGTCTTGCTTGTTTTGAAACACCCCAACAAGTCGCTGATGCTGTAAAGAATAATTTTAAGGTTGAAATCGAAAGAATGCAGTGTGCAAATTACGATCCAACCAAACCAACTGGCGAGAAAATGAGTCAGAAATTAAAAGACTTGTTTTACAGAACCCGTGAAGATTTTAAATCCAATATCTATGACATTCCTTTAGCTAATAAAGCTGTCCGCCTCAATGAGCTTCAAAAAATGTATGAAGACTGGGGTAAAAACAAAATCATGAAGCAAGGCATCATCAAACAGATAAGAGATGAAATGCATGGTCATGATTTACAGCTATTAGATCTTGAATTAAAGAAATTAGAAATTCAGCGGTTGAGAGATGGCGAGGATGGTGCTGGTGATGATCCAACACCTGTAAATGTCACTATTCATGTTGTAGATGCGAGTAAAAAAGATGCCGAACATCAATCCAACACTGAATGTGCCTCAGGCTAACTTCCTACAATTACCAAATAAATTTAGAGCGTTCGTTGCTGGGTTTGGTTCAGGTAAAACATGGGTTGGTTGTTCAAGTCTTTGTGATAAGTCCTGGTCCTTCCCTAAAGTGCCGTTGGGGTATTTTGCACCAACTTATCCGCAGATCCGGGATATTTTTTTTCCTACGATTGATGAAGTAGCTTTCGATTGGGGATTGAAGACAAAGATCTATGAATCTAACAAAGAAGTTGATCTTTACTATGGCCGCCAATATCGAAGCACAATTATTTGCCGATCAATGGAAAAGCCCAACACTATTGTAGGTTTTAAGATTGGTCATGCGCTGATTGATGAGCTTGATGTGATGACAAAGGTCAAGGCTCAACAAGCTTGGCGTAAGATCATTGCTCGTATGCGATATAAACAAGCTGGTTTGTTGAACGGTATTGATGTTGCAACAACGCCAGAGGGCTTTAAGTTCACTCATGAGCAATTTGTCAAAGAAGCAAACTTAAGCGATGCTAAGCGCGCACTTTACGGAATGATTCAAGCTTCAACTTACGACAATGAAGCCAATCTCCCTGATGACTACATTGCATCATTGTTTGAGTCTTATCCACCTCAATTGATTTCTGCTTACTTAAAAGGCCAGTTTGTTAACTTGACGAGCGGGGCAGTTTATCCAGACTTCGACCGAACCTTAAACCACACAGATGAAGAAATTAGACCTAATGAGGCTTTGCTCATTGGTATGGACTTTAACGTCTTAAAGATGGCTGCTGTGGTTTATGTCATTCGAGATGGCAAGCCAAGAGCTTTAGATGAGCTGGTAGGCGTTCGTGATACGCCAACTATGGCTGATCTTTTGATTGAAAAGTTCCCAAACCATGAGATGACAATTATCCCTGATGCGGCAGGCCAAGCTACTTCATCGAAAAAGAGTAGCGAATCTGATCATGCAATCCTTAGACAAAAAGGCTTGAGGGTAGAGGTCAATTCTACAAACCCGAACATTAAAGACCGTATTAATGCAGTGAATGCCCTGATCTTAAATGGCGAAGGTGAGCGTTCATTATTAGTAAATACCAATAAATGCCCAAGACTCACAGAGACTTTTGAGCAGCAAGTTTATGACGATTTTGGAATGCCAGATAAGAAATCAGGCTTGGACCATGTTGGAGATGCTGGAGGATATCCTTTAGCTAAGCGGTTTCCTATTATCAGACCAGTTACTTCATTAAAACTAGGATTTGCAAGATGACAGACGTTACTACTAAGCATCCTGATTACTTAAAGAACGTTGATCTATGGAGCAAAGTAGAAGACGTTTGTGAGGGTCAGCATAAAGTTAAGGCTGCTAAAGAAAAGTATTTGCCGCGACATAACAGGCAAGACAGTTCAGCAGAGGCTATGGCTGCATACGATTCATATTTGGAACATGCAGTATTTTATGGGGTCACTGGTAAGACGTTGGGGAGTCTTATTGGTGGCGCTTTTTCACGCTTACCAAACTTTCAAAGACCCGATGATCTTGAATATCTAGAACGAAATGCTAATGGGCAGGGAGTCGGAATTTATCAGATCGCTCAGGCATCATTACGTCATGTATTAAAAACTTATCGATGCGCTTTATATGTGGATTACCCAAGTGTAACCCCATCAAAAGTTAGAGCTGAAGACTATAGTAAACAAGCTTTTCCAATGATTCATGTACTTCCTGCTAAGTCTGTTATCAATTGGGATACGATTATTATAGGTAATCAGCAAAAACTCTCACTTGTTGTAATTCATGAGGAAGTTTCCAGCAGAACTCAAGGTGGTTTCAAGTTCGAGAAAAAAGATCAGTTTCGAGTTCTGCGCTTAGAGGAAATAGAAGGCCGATTTGTCTTTACTATCCAAGTGTACAAGCAAAACTCTGATGGCGCTCTAACTGAAGAGCCAAAGACAATTCCAACGGATTACAACGGCAAGCAATGGGATTACATTCCATTCACTTTTGTTGGTGCTATCGATAACACCCCAGCAATTGAAAGCGCACCATTGCTTGAATTGGCTGATCTAAACTTAGCTCATTATATTGATAGCGCAGATTTCCAAGAGTCAGTTTACTTTGTTGGACAGCCTCAGTTCTTTATGGAAAATGTTGACACAACTATGTATGAAACCATCAAAAAAGATGGTCTGTACATTGGTTGTAAGAATGCATTTCCTGTGAAATTAGGTTTTGCACAGGCAAACCCAAACACACTTTCACAAACTGCCATGGAAAAGAAATGGGAGCAGATGAAAGAGTTGGGTGCGCGTCTGGTACAGGCAGGGTCAGCGAATAAGACTGCTACAGAGGCAAACAACGATGATGCTGTACAGCATTCTGTACTATCTCTTTGTACTGTAAATATCAGTGCAGCAATAACTCAAGCTCTACGTTGGTGTGCAAAATTTGCTATGCCTAATGTGGATTCAATTCTTCCAGAAGAGTTGGTATTTGAAATCTCGAAAGAATTTAGTAAGCCTCAGTTTGACAACGAGCGCTCTAAGCAGCTTTATGAGGCATGTGTTGCTGGTAAGTATCCATTTAAAGTTTGGCATGAATATCAGCAAACGGGTGAGTTCCCTGATTATTCATATGAAGAGATTCAAGACATGCTTGAAGAAGAGCAAATGAATAGCCCAATGCCTGCTTATAACATGAATGGTGCAAACAATGGATCAAATAACCCAACAGGATCTGTTCAATAATCTGGTTCAGCATCAAGCCTATCTTTACAGACTTTCATCAAGCGAAATTAATTCACTTTTAATCCAATTTGACTCTTTATCAAATGAGATGTTAAGCCAATTAAGAGATTTGCTAGATGAATTGTCAGAAGCTGAAAAGTCAGCATTGATGGCGGGTCAGTACACAACACCAGCTCTTAAAGAGATTCGAGCAAGTATTCAAGCGTGGCAATCATCTTTACTTACAACGATTCCAGAGGCATTTACCGTTTCAGCATCAGCGTTAGCCGTGAATGAGGCAATGTATCAAGCTCGAATTCTTGGAGAGAAAATCAAGGAACCAAATGCTAAGACCTTATACAGCAAGATCAAGAAGCAGCCTATGTCAGGCGGGGTATTGCTAGACTATCTCTTCAATAAGATTGCTGATGATGCCAAAACAAGGGTTGAGCAAGTTATCCGTGATGGGCTCTCTCAAAGTCAAACGAACCAGCAAATCATTCATCGAATTAAAGGCAAGAAGGCTCTAAATTATCAAGATGGGATATTGGAGCAATCAAGGTCCAGTATTTCCACCATGGTGAGAACGGCTAGAAGCCATGTTTCTAATCAGGCTATGCTTGATACTTACAAGGTATTGGACGTTTCATATGTGAAGTTTGTGGCTACTCTGGATAGTCGAACAAGCAAGCAATGTGCAAGTTTGGATGGTGTTGTTTACAAAGCAGATGAACCACATCCCACTCCACCACTTCATCCAAATTGTAGAAGCATTATTCTTCCAGTTACGAATAAAGAAGGTACAACCATAGGCAAACGACCCTTCAATTCTAAAGTGGGAGAGGCAGGTGAAATTAACACTGTTGATTCCAATACATCTTTTAAAAACTGGTTTGATGGGCAATCTGTAGCCTTTCAACAACAGTGGCTAGGTCCATCACGATACAAGCTATTCAAAGAGGGTAAATATTCTTTGGATAAGTTTGTAGACCCTTTAACTGGTCAGCCATTCACACTTGCTGAACTCAAAAAGCTTGATGAAGAAATGTTTAAGAGGTTGGGATTATGATTATTGATTTAACAGGCGAAGGCTCATTAGAGCTTTCAAGACTTTCAACGCGAAGTAAGTTCAGATTGCGTCGATGGCTTAGAAGAATTAACAAGCCTACTTAATAAATTAAAACTTAGCACCTTCGGGTGCTTTTTTATTGTCTGCTGAAAGCGGATGCCTACAGCGAACGAGTGGAAACTCATTAATTTTAGAAAAGGTTGGATAACCAATGAAACTTAAAACGACAGAAGTAAACGGTAAGAAATATGCGGAACTAGATGCAGGAGGCTTGCCAATCTATGTTCATGATGATGGTAAAGAAGTCGGTTTTGATGCTGCTCAAGCAGTAGGAAAAATCAGCTCTTTAAATGCGGAAGCTAAAACACATCGTGAAGCAAAAGAGGCTGCCGAGAAATCTTTAAAAGTCTTTGAAGGGCTAGACCCTGAGAAGGCAAAAACTGCATTAGAAACTATGGCGAATCTTGATGCTAAAAAGCTTGTGGATGCAGGCGATATCGAGAAGGTTAAAGCAGAGCTTACTGATGCACTGAAAAAATCATATGAGCCACAGATTCAGCAACTTACCCAAGAACGTGATTCAGTTCAGGCTCAATTACACAAAGAGCTGATCGGTGGTGGTTTTGCTCGTTCGAAGTTCATTCAAGAAAAAATTGCAGTACCTGCTGACATGATTCAGGCAACCTTTGGCAATAACTTCAAAATTGAAGATGGAAAGGTTGTGGCTTATGGCATTGATGGCCAAAAGATCTATTCACGAACCAAGCATGGTGAAGTTGCTGACTTTGATGAGGCTTTAGAAACACTAGTTGGAGGATACCAACATAAAGACTCAATCCTAAAAGGCAACCAAAGCACTGGCGGTGGATACGGTGGTCAAGGTGGCGGGGGAAATAACAGTAATGTCGGCAATATGGGTGGAACAATCCAAGAACGCCAAGCCGCTATTGCAGCAAAATTTAATTTAGATAAGTAATTGGAGAAATTATGTCTTTATCTCAAATGCAGGTTTTCAATGAATACATCATGCCTGCCACAATTGAAACTCTTGCCCAAATGGTGCAGAAATTTAACGCTGCATCTGGTGGCGCGATTCGTTTAACCACAGATGGATTTACTGGCGACTTCTTACAAGAGTCATTCTTTGCGTCACTTGATGGTGCTCAACGTCGTGTAGACCGATATGCTGCAAATGATACAGCACCTATCACAGATTTGTCTGAGATTAAGCACTCAAGCGTAAAAGTTGCAGGTGGTATTGGCCCAGTTCGCTATGAGCCTTCTCAAATGACGTGGTTACAGCGTCCAACAGCACAAGGTATTGAAGTTGCATCTCGTACTTTTGCAAGTTTAATGCTTAAAGACCAACTCAACACAGCAATTGCGGCTCTTGTGGCGGCAATTTCAAACCAACCAGATGCAACAAATGATGTGTCTGCAACTGCTGGACTTACTTATAGTGCTATGAATGGCGCTCATGCTAAGTTTGGAGACCATTCTGGAAATATCATCACTGATGTTATGAATGGCACTGCATATCACAAGCTCATCGAAAAGAACTTGAGCAATGCACAACAGTTGTTTCAATCAGGCAATGTGCGTGTAATTGATATTCTTGGCAAGTTGGTTGTGGTAACTGATGCGCCTGCATTATATACAGCAGGAACTCCAAACCAGCTTAAAGTGCTTTCTTTGACGGATGCGGCAGCTATCGTGTCAGACGGTGGTGATGTTGTATCAAACATTGAAACTACCAACGGTAAAGATCGTATTGAAACGACTTTACAGGTTGATTACTCATTTGGTGTTGGTCTTAAAGGCTACACATGGGATGAGGCAAATGGTGGCAAATCTCCAAGTGATGCTGAATTAGCAACAGGTACTAACTGGGATAAGTCAGCAACTAGCATTAAACATACTGCTGGTGTCATCACCATTGCAGACGCAGCGCAGTAATTAATAGGCAGCCTTCGGGCTGCTTTATTTTTTGGAGTTAAAAATGTCAAAAGAACAGAAAGTAATTTACGAGCCTCATCCAGTTAGTCCAGAGCGAAAAGCCGAGCTTCGAGGGCAGGGTTATAAGATCATTGATGCGGTATTTAAACCTGAAGAAGAGCAAACCGAAAAACGCAATACTCGATCTTCTGCTCAACCAAAGGAATAAGTCATGACTTTTATCACCATTGCAGATGCAGAAACAATCTTAGGAGCTGACTTTGCACCGGATGGTGATAAAGCTCGTTTGGTTTTATTGGCTAATACTTGGATGAAAAATGAGATTGGGTTTGTACCTGATCCAGTCACAGAAAATCTTAAGCTTGCTGCATGTGAAATTATTAAAGGCGTTCAGGCAGGCGAGATTTACAGCGGAAAAGAACAAGAGCTTAAACGCAAAAAAGTGAAAGCCGACACGGTAGAGTCTGAAAAAGAATATCAAGATGGAAGCTTTTCATTATCAAGTTTTGAACAGATTGCTTTAGCACTTATTGGGGCTGAGAATTTGCCAAAGCATAAGTTCTTCACCATTCCTTTAGTGAGAAATTGATATGGGTTTACGTGACGAACTTCAGGCAGATATTGCTGAAGCATTAAACTCTGATTTAGCAGACGCAGTAGCTACCTTCACATGTACTCGGAAAAAATTAGTTAGCTCCAATCCCGCTACTGGTGAAGATACTTACACTGAATATGTCTATAGCGGTAGAGGTGTCCTATTTGGCTCATATTTAAAGGATTTGGTTAAGCCTACAGATTACCGCGCCACAGACTCTAAAGCCGTGTTATTGCAAAATGAAGTGAAGGATGCGGCAGGAACTCTAGTTGATCCAGATGTTAATGATATTTGGGTGATTGAAGGTGGTAAATATCGAGTAGTGAGTTATGGAAAGGATCCAGCGGACGCAACATGGATTGCTCAATTAAGGAAGGTGTGATGATTAACTTAGATGATGGCAATTTGATAAGTCAGGCGATTAATCAAGAGGGTGTTTATCACGCTGAGGTTCGCAAATCCACCAATGGTCCAAAGAAAGTTTTGCTCGATGGCGAAGAATGCAAGTATGTGATCTTTGCAGATACTAACAAGGGCTATCTTATTCGACATAAAACAACTATTGACGGTCGAGTTATCACAGTAGGTAATGAACCAGTATTTGAGATCCTGTTTGGTAAAGTAGAGGTGGTTTTTAATGAGTTGGACAAACAAACCGAGTGCCTTCACTAAAACGATTGAAGCAGACCTTACCAAAAAACAGAAAGATATTGTGATTGATGCATTACAAGGGGTAGTTCTTCAAAGTCCAGTTGATACGGGAGCCTATAGAGCATCACACCGAGTCAGCATTAACCAGACTGACCAATCATTCAATGAGGCTGAGAAAGACAAGGGTGGTGGCTCAACAATAAGTAAAGGTACAAGTGTTTTATCTCGCTTAGTTCCTTACTCGACAGTTTATATTCAAACAAATGCGCCTTATGCCAATAAGATTGAATTTGGCGGCTTTACAACAAAAGCTGAGACTGAGAAAACAACAGGCGGTTATTCTAAACAAGCACCCCAAGGCGTTTACTCCACAACTTTTAACTATATTGCTCAGAAATACGGTGGATAAAAATGGCAATGACTTTAGACCAAGCACGACAAGCCATTATCACTAGAGCAATGGCATTTACTGGAATAGATCAGAATCGCATTCAATACCCGAATGGGCCACTTATTAACGTGCCCACAGAAGGACTTTGGTGTGATTTAAATATCCTGTGGGGAGGTTCTATAATTGCTGGGGTTGGAGGCATGCCCTGTACACGAAGAACAGGGATTATCTCAATCAGTTGTCTTGCTAGACCTCAAACGAATGAGGCTGATATAACACAACTTGCAGATGTATGGCTTGCTCACCTCGAATACTACTCGGTTGACCAATTGGAAATACTACAAGGTCAAGTGCAAAACCTTGGCAATAATGGCGACTTTATTCAATACAACGTAACAATGAATTATAGAGTCAACTAAAACACACAACTAACCCGTACTACTTTTAAACGAACCTGTCCTTAGCGGCAGGTTTTTTTATGCCTGTTCTCAGGCAAACACTGGCTAGAGCGACGGTTCGAAAGGAAGATGGTCATTCGACTACTCATTGCATCTTCTTGCCAGTGATTTTTATTTATGGGTAGTCGGAGCATATCAATGAATGCAATTGTAAAAATTAAGTATGAGGATCAAGATCAAACTTTTGATCATCAAGGTTGGTTTAATGCAACACAAGCTGCTAGTAAATTTAACAAACCAGTCCATGATTGGGTGCGCCTACCAGAAACACAGAAGTATCTAGAAGCACTTGAGCGCAAATACGGGAAAATCCCTTATTTGAAGACTAAGCGTGGAAATAATGGCGGAACTTGGCTGCACCCAAAACTGGCAGTTCGATTTGCTCAATGGCTAGATATTGATTTCTCAATTTGGTGTGATGAGCAAATTGATAACCTAATTCGAACTAGTCAGGCTCCGCCTTCAGTTCAAGATATGATGCGTTTGATGCTCTTACCAGAAGCATCGACTTGGGAGAAACGCTTCCCAGATTCTTTTTATAAGGCCTTGGCAAAAGTTACAGGCACAAAATTCAATAACCATATTGGTGGAACACCTGCAATTTTTGGCGACTTAACAAATAAGTGGGTTTATCGAATCATTATGCCAAAAGAGATTCTAGCAGAGATCAGAGCTAGCAAGCGTGATGGTGAAAAGATGCACCAATGGCTCACAAATGGTGGAGAAAAGTTGCTTTCAGAGCAAATAACTAAAGTTGAGGCAATTGCTAATTCATCAAATGACTATCAAGACTTTGTAAGCCGTTGCTTTCAAGCATTTAACTCGGTGAAGGGGCAATTGCGTTTAGTAATGCCGCAAGGTGAATAATTATGGATGAGCGTGAAGTTGATGACTTTTTAGAAGTCCGCGAGGAATTGCAATCCATGACCCACAGTGAACTAGTTGATGAGGTAATTATCCGAATTCAATCACAACAAAGAATGTTGATTGATAATTGGCATAGCACTGAGGATTTAAGAAAGCAAAACTCAGACTATAGAAAGATGATTTTTGATTGCAGTGAAGCTATGGAAAAAAGTACGGAAGCGATGGAGAGAATGGTTCAGAGGATAAAATACTGGAAGAACTCATTTTGGTTCTTAGCGTTTCTAGTCATGCTTACTTTACTAGCAACATTTATTTTTAAATAACACAACCAACGCCCTCAATTCGAGGGCTTTTTAATGCCCGAAAATTAAGGAGAACTTAGATGAGTTCTGGTGCACGTCAGATAACACAAATCGCAAAAGAAACAGTCATTGGCACTACGCCGAGTCCATTTGATCGCCAAACATTTGAGTTCACTACAAATGGACTGGATGGGACTGTATCTAAAGAAACATCCAACTCAATTGCAGACAGCCGAATTGCCCGTTCATCAATGATTACTGGCGCTGAATATGCTGGCGATTTAACTTGTGAAGCTAAATACAGTCCATTGATTCAAGACTTAATGGCCGCAGCTGCTTTCAACAACTGGGAGAACAATGTACTGACATTTGGTGGAAATGTGCGTCAAACATTTAGTGTGCTCCGCGGTTTCACTGATGTAAATGACTACCATATTTTTAAAGGCGCTCATGTAAACACCTTTGGAATTGATATTCCAGAGCAAGGCTTAATCACCATGACTTTCGGGTTAATGGCTCTAGGTCGTTTGGGTGCAACTACTCCTCCATTGGGCACAGTAACGCCAGCCGATGACAATCCTAAAATGTCTAATATCTCTGTAGGGGATATTTTGATTGATGGTGTTTCTCAAGCGGGCATTTCATGTATTACAGCTTTTACATTCAATTGGGATAACTCAATGCAGGTTCAACGCTGTTTAGGTAGCGGCATTGATCCTAAAAAGATTCTTGAAATGATTGCAGCAGGGACAGGATCATTTACAGCAGCTTGGTCTCAAAACACCTCTGAGATGTACGCTAAACAATTCACAAATGCCAATATTTCTCTACGTGTGCCAATTACAGACAGTGAAGGCAATGAATATGAGTTATTCATTCCTAAAGTTGAAATTACGGCAGGATTACCTACAGGTGGTACAAGCGACATCTTAAATACTTCTTTTGACTACACTGTAGTTGATGAAGCACCAACAATTACCCGTACACCAGCAACGCCTTAATACTGATTTGGCAGCTTAATTGCTGCCTTATTTTTTGGAGATATCACATGGCTCTCGAAGTCAATATTCAAAGAAATAAAGACGTCAGTTTGTGGCGCGAATACAAAGATACTGAAGGCAATGTACTTGCTGAGTTTAAGATCCGTGGTATTGGATATAAGCCTTATCAGGTGGCACTTGAACGAGCAAATAATCAGATCTCATCAAAAGGCTTTGACGTAGCAAAGGCAACAGCAGAAGATAAACTCTTTCATGAATTAGTTTTAGAAGCAGTGGCTTCGCATTTAATTGAAGACTGGAAAGGCGTGGTTTTTGTTGAAGAAGGTCCTGAAGGTGAGCTGGTAAAAACAGAGCCTACTTTCAATGGCGAAAATGCATTTAAGTTGCTCAATATGGGCGATTTAGGTGTTTCTATTTGGTCTTTTATCCGCACTGAATCTGAAAAGATCCAAGCTGAAGCAAATCAATATCGAGATGATGTTGTGGGAAAGTCACAACCCTGTACGAGTGGGCAAAGTTCGGCTCAGAAGAAGAAGCGAACGACTACAGCAAAAAGCAAAACGCAGTCGCAAATGCCTTAAATCTCAACAACACTAAGGTTTTAACTAAGCCTGCTTATTCCTACACAGCAAATGCCATCCTCTCTGCTTATAACACCATTGCTCGATCTAGGCGCTATGAACAAGGTGTTCCTCTGGCATTAGATATCTCAGCAATCAATGCTTATGTTGAGCAATATGATTTACCGGTTGAGCGTTACATCTTTAATGACTGTATTTTTACGCTTGACGATATGTTCTTGGATGAGGCGCATAAGAAGGCGACGCAACGAGTGACGAAGACTTAAATGCTGACGTGCGATACTTAACTGTGAACAAGCGACGTGATATAGCGCACTTGATGTTACATAATACGCCTATTCTCTTGACATTCCCGTAAAGATTCCTTATTGACAGAAATGTCATTAGTGCGTACCCTTGTTCCTATAGAGACCCTGTTATCAAATGATAAGAGGGTTTTTCTGTCATAAAAATTGTATGTTTTATGACACCCATTAAATATAAGGGCGATAAAAAATGAACAAAGGTATGAAGTACTTTACAGAAGGTCTGCTAGCAGCTTTTGTATTAGCACCTCGTGTCCCAGTACATGCTGTTGAGCCTGCAAAAATGGAAGATCCGCGACCAATTGGTAATGCAGCAAAACATTGGGAAGCAGTCGGTAAAAACATGACAAAAGCTACCAACAGAATCGCATGTGACTTGCGCAGTAAACAACCTGAACTTAACTCATTATAAATACCTAATTAATGTCTCAACATCGTCGAACTAAACGTGGCATCGCAACAAAAAATGGCAATGATGTATCAGTTGCTGTGGAAGAGGCGGAAAGCTACTCACCATACCCGCCTCCTGATTTGGTTAAGGCATTTGAAGAAATCCAACCTGGTCTAGCTAGTCGTTTAATGCAGATTGTTGAGAATGAACAGACTATGAGTCATGAAGTGGCTCGCCATCAAATGGCAGAAAATAAGCGCATCAACACTGCAAACATTGAGAATCAAAAACATAACTCTCAATTATTCCTTCTTGGTTTAATATTTGGAGTGTTGATAGGAATAGGGATTCTATGTGTAGCAGTATATGCGCTATATGCTGGTTATCCTTGGGTTGCAACGGCTGCTTTCTCAACCTTAGCAGCTATTTTAGTAATCCTAGTGCTTCGCAAAGTGCCTGCTTCTAATGGTGAGCAGACATCTAAGCCGTCTACTCAAAAATAGTAAGCAACATTCAACGAACCGCTAGAGATAGCGGTTTTTTATTGCTTCCTAAATAGCCTATTGCTAAATTACCCCTAAACAAGGGGTATTGTTATTACAACAATACCCGATAATGAATTAATGAGCTAAATACCATTCAATGTCATGCGGTGATTTATTTCCTACATGCTCTAAAGTAAGGCCATAGCCAATTGCTTTTCGATTTAAAGCATTAGCATGACAAACCGCTTCAGATGTCAAGCCACTCAAACGGCCTGCATAGCTACTTTGAATAGCTGTTAGAGCTGGATAGATTTCATTCTTAATGAACTTGCCAAGAATTGGGACGTACCACATCAAGAACTGAACATTCTTATCGCGTAATACTGTGTGAATATGAGGTTCCGTATCCTTGTATTTCTCCGTATTGCTGTACATAGCAATTAAGTGGTGAACGTACTCAACAGCCACAGGTATTACATCATATGGAATTTCATCAATATGCTGAACATTGAAACGCTGGTGAACTAATTTATAAGCATCGCTGTAATTCAAATGCTTAGTTTTAGCTACTAAAAGATTTACTGCATTGGTTAAAGGTTCACGCTCTGATTTGTGAGTTTTGGCAACTGGTGCGCCAATTTCTTTATCAAGAACATCAAGAACCCATTTTCGAAACTGCTTTGCTACAGAAGTACGTGCAAAGAAGGTGATTAAATGGCAACCACGAAGCGAAAAAACACGAATAGTTTTTTCTAGATTTTCGGTTTTCTTCGAGAGCCTCAAATTGAGGTTCTCGACGGAACAGCTTGAATTAACAACACTCACTTTGAGGGTCGTTGTCATATCACTTGCGAACTCATCTTTATTTCGTTCATAGATTTGAGTAACCGCATTTGATTTTTCATAACCAAGTGCTTTAGCTAATTCACTAGCCGAAAGCCAGATCTGGTTATTATGTTGTACAGGTGAAAAGTTCACTTCATTAAAGGTTAGTGCTAAACTTGTCATGTTGATTTTCCTTAGTCGGGGAATGATACAAAACCCTGTTTGATGTGAGAGTCGGCAGGGTTTATTTTTTTAAGCTTGATGATTTGAACGCTTTAGTAACCATTCTTCAATAAGAAGGTTTACTTGAGCTGTTAGGCTTCGATGCTCTTTTTCAGTTTCAATTTTTAATTTATCTAGAGTATCTTCTGGAACGCGGATATTAATCTGAGGGTCTTTTCTAGCCATTTTTAATCCCAATGTATAACGGTGATATATTTATATAACGGTGATGCTATTGTGTCAAGCACCGTAATACTATTATTCTTATAAAAAGTTTTTTGAGCTTAAAAGTGATGTCTAGAGCAGACCCGCAAATCAATATTCGAGTGCCTATAGAGTTGAAGAAAGAAATAGAGCATGCAGCTATTGAAAATAGTAGGTCGCTTAATGCAGAAGTTGTTCATAGGCTGCAAGACAGTTTGAGTAGAGTGAAGGTTAATAAATCTGAACTCACTACTGAGGAACTTATGGAAGAGCTTTCTAAAAGGTTTGGTGGGTTGAATGTAAAAATTACTCCTAGTGAAGAATAATAAATAGAGCAACAATATAGATGGCTAAACAAAGAAGGCTTCTTAAAACTCCGCCAGAAAAATTGCATGAACTTCTACAAATGCAAAAATTTATTGATGAAGAAATCATCATGGAGTTAAGTGCGGACCGGACAACAGCATCCTACAGAACAAGGGTGGTCATGGATGAACTGATGACAACTATCCCTGGGTTGGAGTTGAAACTAATATCCAACAGAAGCCCAAATGGATTCGTTTATCACAGTTTTTCTTTAATATTTAATGTTATCAACCACTCAGATGTTTTTGCACAACTTGAGATTGAACCCAGCGACAAGTTGAGTCATCGCAATGAGGATGGTTCAGAAATTTATGGTGCTCATTGGTATATAATTGGAGAAACGACCAAAGTTAAGGACGATGAATCGTTTGATTGGTATAATTGGTTTAAAGAATTTAGAATTAAGACCAATTTAACT